CTGATTAGTTTCGTAGGGTTTTTACATTTGATGTATCTAGATAGCTAATCAAGCCTAAAGTACAAATATAAAAATGGCACCGTCCTAAGCCAATAGACATGCCGGATACGAGACGGCATTTTAACGTTTTTGTGATTTGACTGTGTAGGGAGTCCAAGGTTCACCCCTAACGTTGATAATCTGTTCTGGTTCTGGCTCTTGCAGGTATATTGTAGGACCAGGTTTTTTACAGTTCATACTATGTTTAGGGACTATATTGGGGTTTTGAACTATTCTTCCACACTTAGCACAAGAATAACCCTTAAAGTCCCATCTCTTGATGATAGGGTTATATTGATGTGCTAGATGAAATTCTTTATACTTTTCTAATATATTTAAATCTGGTTTCTTGTCGTTAACGTAAGGCATCCCATATTTAGAATATTTCGTTCCCGTAAGTTTATTATGCTATTATAGTAAGCTCGCTCTTCCTGCTCTAGCTGCATAGAAACTTTTAAGTTCCATTTCAAAATCAGTATCTTTCCAGACGTTAGGATCACTATTAACATCTTGTAACATAATTTGGTAATAGCTATCTACTGTATTGTTATTGATTGCATCAGCTAATGTTTTGGGTGTATAATATGCCCAGTCTATGTGACTTTTTATCCTGAACTTCATTGAGTTCTTAGCAATGTAGATATCCTTATTGATTGTTAATATCCCATTAATCTCTGTTACTGACACAGTATTTGTTAGATGAGGTTTAATTGCATCATATTTGGCTCTTAGCTTAAAGTCTTTAATCCAAATACGTATTGGCTTAAGCCAGGGTGAATTATAGGGATTTACCATCTCTTAAATCTTTTAGAAGTTGTTGAAGTTTGCCTTCTTTTTTATGAGGTGATTTTAATCCTAATCTAATTTGATCGGATTCATGTATCCACGGTTTAAGATGTTGTAAATGAGGTGTTGATGTAGGCACATACCAAAGCTTTTGATTCCAATCGAACCTTGCACCAAGTGCTTTTACTTGTTCTTTATCTTCATATGTAACAACAAGATACATGTATTCCACTCGTGTATCTTTTACTTGTTTGGGCTGATGTAATCTATCAACAAATCCCTGATATGTAACAGATAGACCTGATTGGTCTTTATATCTGTAGTTGTACAAATCAACTTCTTCTTGTGTCGCCCATTTGATTAATTTATTGCATTTGGTACACATCAACTTACCTGCATGTGTTAATCCGGGTTTGTTTGTTTGTATTGGTCCTTCTATCACATGTATTTTGTGATATCTGTGTTTTTCAAGTGGTGATTTTCTTTGTGTCATATGTCATATCTCGCTAATATGTAGTATAAAACATTTGAATGTATATGTCAAACAGATGTTTTCCCAGTTATCAACACCAATCATTGGGTATTAATAAATGAGTTGTCCTTTCAGGTAAACCTTCAGACAACTCATTTCTTACAACTCATCGCAACAAATCAAACAGATATAAAAACAGAAGTCCTTTAGGACTTCTTTTATGTGTGTTAGGAATTACTAATCCCTTTCAGTTCTAATTACATCTGAAACTTCATTTGAAATTACATTGAAAACTTCATCTGAAATACATCATATGGATTCATTGTGTTCCGTACATCTCTGCCCGAGACGGGGACTTACGGCCAAGGCGTAAGATTTAAATGGGCACCTGCTTTATCCAAAAAAGTTGTAGTCATCAACTACATCATGGGTCGTTATACGCATAGTTTTAACAATCTATCCAGAAAGTTCGTTGTGATTACAACGCCTACTTGCCACCATGACCTTTACGATTTCTCGCTATTGTTTTATCCCCTTGATTAGCCCTTATATCTGTCTATTGACCAAAACACATTAGTGTCAGTACATGTGTACTCTAGTGTTTTGCGGGGAAGTTAAGTCATTACTCGCTAATGTTATTTATACAAAAGAAAGCCTCGTAAGTTTTTAATTTACGAGGTTTCTAGTACTAGAGGTTTTGTTGATAGTGCGAGTATGACATGCCGCTCTAGTGAAGTTTGTCACAAGTTCTGTTGAGACAAAGTATTTAGCTGATTTATCTATGTCCATATAAAAGTTATCAAAATAACGGCTCTATTGACGAAAAATATGATACCCAAACTAAATATTATTATGGACAAACTAAAACTTAAACAAATGAAAAAAGCGTACAGTCGT